CCGGTTTTAGCTTCTTTTGTGATGGCTGATGAGAGACTTTGAAAACCATCAAGGTCGCCCATTATTCGTTGCTTAATATCTTTACCCTTACTTGCAGCATCTTCCTTGGAAGCCCCTGCAGTCAGGCCTAACTTCACATCACCACCGCCGTAGATCATACAATAGGTGCAAGATTTGCCTGTAGATCTACTCGTATTGTAGATATTTGCTAGCTTCGTATGTATGTCTCCTTCAACTACTTCCTTAGCGAACTTACCTTGATCAAAAGGAAACAACAGAGCACCAAGCACACGTAACTCAAGACCAGAGGCATCAGCAGCGACTTGAACTCTTCCCGAACCTGGACCGAATAGGGATCGATATTCAGGAGCACTAGGGACTTGGGCAGCATTTGGCCGTAAATGGGCCATGCGACCGGTATTAGTATTAAGAATACAACTGTGATGAAGTCTTCCATTTGTTTCTAATTTAAGCCAAGCGTTCTTGCCTTCAGATAGTTGTCCAAGGTGTTTCTGTAATTCCAAGATACGAGCAAACTTAAGAGCTTTAGGTGTCCCTATCTCCCTTAAGATTTTGTCATCGACCTTGATCTTACCTTTGTCTGTTTTTTCTTGAAGCTTGTGTCCCTCGAACCAGTCAAAAACAAATTCGATATGGTCACGGCTTGCAGGATTAAACTCCTTTAACCGGCACATCTCAGCACCAGCTACATATCCTCGTGTTTTGTTATCTCGTTTAGGAGTAAACAAACCACCATTCATATAGGGATGCTGTTGCCTCATCTCATCAGAGATAGAGTCAAGCTCCTTACGAAGTTTTCTTTCTAGTTGATGAGCTGCTTTGGTGTCAAAAGGCCAACCACAAGATTCTTGCCAAGACATAATCTCAGCAATTTTGTGTTCAGTGTCAATGCAATCTGTGTATTGCTCAAGTTGTGGATAAAACTTTTCTACAAGTGTTCTACTGACTAGAACATCTTGAACGCAATACTCCAGCATTTCTGGGCTGTATGTAGACCAGTCATTGTCTAAGTTTTTTCCAAACTCAGATTTATAACACTTGTTTCTATACCCCCATGCCATCAAACTATGACGACCATAGAGGTATATTGGCAATTGACTCTTGTTACCCACGGCAAAGTCTCTAGACAACAAGTCAGTAAAGAAAAGCCTCGAAAGGATTAAGGTGTCATAGGTTTTACCAGTTGGTTCATAGAACGGGTAGATCTCCCGAATAAAGGATTGATCAAAGCCAATCCAGTTATGACCCCAGATTTCATCAGCCACCATCAGGGTGGTTAGTCCCTGTTTAATTGGTGGGTATTTACCTGTGTCGTCATACCGAATAATCTCATCAGTATCCATATCCTGTGTAACCAGGCAATGAATGGTGGGATTTTTTTGTCTCAGTAGTCCGTTGGTCTCGATGTCTGCTACTAAGCGCATTCCATAATCCTCAGAGTGGCTAAGACTCCTGGTAAATACTCACGAACCTTTTTCCCACCTGTAAAACGACCAAGCTCTTCACCTTTGTCATCAACAACTAAGAGAGTTGGATACATCTCAAGGTCATAGGCAGCAACTAAGGCTGAGTGGTTTTCTTTTTCCAGTGTGGCGATGTAGTTACCACAAGATGGATTGTTTTTCAGCAGAGTATGAAGAGCATCCTTGGTTTGCGTGCAAGGCAAGCAGTCCTGTTTGGTGAAAAGAACTCCTCTAAAATTCATAGCCATCGGTTTCGGTAGTGGAAGTGATTGGATCAAAAAGAGCGGGTAGGAGGCGGCCTGTGTCTTTGTCATAAGCAAGGTCGCCAGATGGTCCTGTCTGTCCGTTAAACCTATTTTTCAAGGTGACAAGTTTTGAGCGATTGTCGCCCTTACTTATGTCCCTTTCTAAGGCCACAACGATGTCACTTAAGTGGGAGATTGATTGACTGCCTCTAAGTTGACTCATGGAAACTCGGGCTCCATCTTCATGCCCTTTATCACCTTGGATACGCCGAAGATGAGAGACAAGGATCATTCCAATGTTTGTTTCTTGTACAAAAGATCGAAGCTTAGTCATAACAATGTCGATCATTTTGCGCTCATCTTGAGTGTCATTACCTGACAGTAAGATGCTTAGGTGATCAAGAATTACCCACTGAACCTCATTAGTCTTAACAAGGTAGCGGATATCATTTAGAAGAGCGTCAGGATCAACGCTGCCGAAGCCATCCCGCAGGAAAACCCTACCAGTGCCGAGAGTGTCATCAAAGGCTTTACGGAAGATAGTTCCATCAATTTGGTTATCCAGGTGAAGGGGTTTGTTTGCAGCCACAGTCATTAGACGGAGACCGGTTCGTTGAACACTTTCTTCCAGTCCTATGTGAGCAACTGTTTCACCCTGTTTTACAAGGTGGACGGAAATTTCACCACACGCGGTGCTTTTTCCTGCTCCCGATCCAGCGGTGAGGGCAACCATTTCCCCACGCCTAAGGCCACCTGTAACGGTATTGAGAACAGGGTAAGGATAATCAGCATCGCGGCCATGGAGGGGCGTAGAGACGAGATCGAAAAGGTCTCGACCGTCGATGATTGCTTGCGGGACATAAGAACGTTTGTTGTAATAAGCCTGACGAATTGCGTCAGCGTCACCAGCCATAAGAGCCTCAGAGGCATCCTTATAACCGGCTAGAGAGGCAATGAAAACCTGATCAGATGGAAACAGTCCAACACAATCTTCAACGGCCTTCTGGCCTGCCTCGTCTTGATCAAACATCAAGACAATTTCTTCAAAACCTAGTAGATATTTCAGTTGATACTGCAAAGCTTTTTTTGCAGACTGAGCACCATTTGGAATTGATACTGCTGGCCAATTCTTTCTGGATTGATACACGGCAAGGGCATCAAATTCACCCTCGGTAACGATAATAGTTTTACCACTACCGAAGAGTTGTTGACCAAAAAGTTGATGGTCTACATTTTTACCTTGCCAAGTGAAATTTTTAGACTGATCGCGCTCTTTGTAAGCAACAATCTGTCCACCAGAATAGAAAGGAAAACGAACTACAGGTCCATCGTCGACTTTGACGTTGAACTTTTTGCAGGTGTCTTCTGTGATCTTTCTTGTTCGGAGTCCCGCGTAGTCCCCTGGATAGGTGAAAGGGCCGGTAGACGACATTTGATGATTCTGTTTGTGGTGTAGTTGACTGTGCAAATTGTCATCACTGAGGCCTCTCCGATAGTGTCCGCATGAGTAGCAGTAGCCATGACCATCGCTATAAATGGCGAAAGCATCACTGCTTGGACATACGGGACAAGGCTCGTGACTGAGGCATTCGGAATCATTTAGGGTCAAAGGATGGGTCATTCTCAAATTCCTCACAAACCTCAGCAATTTCACGAAGAGCATCAATCACCATTTGCATGGGATAAGCATCTTCACCCGTAGTTAGGTCTTCTACGGTTTGATCTATTGCTGCAAGAATTGGATAATTCTTTTCAAAATCAGTCATTGGAACCATTCAGATGGAATGTTAGGGAAAATGCACCATTTAAAGCCGTGCTTATCGCACCAATCGCTATAAGTCGTTTTGCTTTTACGGGATAATGTATTGTTACGCTGGAAAACAAATCTAATATCAAGCTCAGGATGTTGAGCTTTAATTGCTATATGTTTAGATCTATCTCTAGGCTTGAAAAAACCTTTAGTCTCAATAATAACTCCATTCTTTAAAGAAAAATCAGGAGTATATCGAGACTTGGTGGTGTAATCAATCCTATCTACTTCGTAGAGGTAAGGGATAGCTTGCTTATCTAAAAGTTTTCCAAAGCGTTCTTCTAGACCGCTTCGATAGTTCATTAGCAGGGCCTCAAACCTTCCCAATACTCTTCACGAACTTCCCAACGAATTAGGCTGTCATGATCATCCCAGAAGGCATAAATAGCATTGTCATAGATAACAACACCATCAGTCCCATCGATTGCTGTGCAATACTCAGAAGTCATAATTTGTGCCTTCTGGTGTACAAAGATCAGCAGCAGCATCAGCTACCTCAAGAGAAGAGATTGCCGGTTCATCATTAGTAAAGCCTTTGACCTTATCAAACATGCCTGCAATATCATCTGATGAG